AATCCTACGTAAATGTTATAGTAACACCAGGTGTTGCAGTTAAATCTAAATAGATTCCATCGTCAAATAAAATTCCAGAACCTGGAACATAAAAGTCTATTCCTTCAGTTCCAAATTTAAATGTAGCGATTGTAGTTCCAGCTGCTCCACCAGATTTAAATACAATAGAAGAACTTCCAGCACCCTCTGCTTGGATACCTGTTATTCTAGCTCTTTGTCCTAAAGGAACCATTTGTGCGTCTGCTGTAGCGTGTGCTACCTGTTGGTCACTTGAATATGATGCCATTTGTTTCTCCTTAAAATTATTGTGTGGGCCGAAGCCCACACTTAATTAATTATTATAAATCTACTGCGTCTTGAATAGAATTATTTTGTAAGTACATAACAGTAACTGTAGCTGCGCCAGTTGTACCGTCACCATTAGTACCTGTAAAATCAGCAAGAACTTGTATGTCAGTTGCACCAACATTAGTTGCTTCTGTATCTAAAGTACCGTGAGTAGTTGCTAAAGCTTTAACATTAGCTGTAGCTATAAATGCATCTGCGTCTGCTACTGTTCCTACTGAAACAGTTGCTGCAGCACCATCATTATTAACTGTAGTTACATTAAGAATAACGTCAACTATTTGTGAGTTTGCTGGAACTACTGCACATACTTGATTTAAATGTGAAGCACCAATGATATCAATCTTTACTGATTGAGCCATTAAAACTTGTCCAACATTAGCAATGTTAGTTCCAAGTGTTGTACCTGTTGTGTTTGAAATCGTTCCCGCTCTTACCGGTCCCGAAAATGTAGTATTTGCCATATTAATATCCTCCTAGATATCTGAATACTGTCCCTAGGGTTGTCGACTATACGCGTCAGCATTCATCGTTTATTAAATGTATAGTAACTAAAATATATATGATTTTTTTATAGAGTGCAAGGGATCCCTAGGTATTTATGCATTTCAGCGATGTAGCTTTTGATTAAGTAGCTACAGAAACTTGTGGAGCTGTTCCTTCGACAGTATTCTGTCTATGGGCAATTGCTGCTTCTTCTAGCTTGATCTTTGTAATGACTTCTCTAACTTTGTCATCAATTCTGACCATTTCAAGAGTGTACCTACCATTATCTAGGTGCTCCTGTTCCCACTTCAACTCCAAGGACCTTTTTGCTTTGTATAGGTCTTGTATCATCAATAACCTCCTCATAAGTTATTCGATTTAACGGAGAAAACATTCCCGTTGTTTCCCAGATAATATCATTTTTCCCTAGTTTGTCAACTATTGACTGTTCTAACGAAATTGGATTATCTTCTGCTTCTACTTGGAATTTTGCGTGGCGATCGTACGCCCATATATTTACTAGGAATTTAGTCATTTTCTCACCCTATTTTAAAAAAGGGGCCGAATTGTGTCGGCCCCTTAAATTTATTGATTACGTTGCGTCTGATCCAAATACGCCTCTTGGATCTGAAAATCCAAATACGTATCTTTCTCTAGCTTTGTATCTAACATTGCCTGTATCAAAGTCACCTTCCATAGAAGTTTTGATAGGTGATCTATTGAAATGCTTAAGACCATTAGGCACATCAGTTTTAATGAAGAACTTCTTCGCAGCAGTTAAGTAGTTATTTACTACATATCCACCAGAGATCATTCCCATATTTCTGATTGCGTTAATGTCATTATCAGCAGTGCCTGTTCTACCAGCAGAATTCATAAGTCTGTCAGCAGTAAATTGAAGAGCTGAAGGAATTACTAATTTAACTCCTTGCGCCGCAATTTTTAGGCCTCTTTCATCAGTGAAAGCCGCGATGTCAATCAACGACTGTTCTAATGAAGTTTCATTAAGTTCAGCAGGTGTTGCCAACTCATTTGAAAACTGACCTGCTAATGTAGGGTGGTCAGTAGCACAAAGTGCTTTAGTGTCCCCTCCAGCAAAGTTTGCATCAAATGCATTGTTAAGTACCGCTGCACCTTTGATATTTTTAGTAGACGCCATAGATCTTGCTAAAGCTTTTGTATATCTAGACGCAAGTCTGTCATACAAGTTATCTTCAATAGCTTCTTCTGTGATAGCGAATGCTAAAGCAATCGTTTCGTTAGTGTAACGAGCTGTGAAAGTTTCTTGCGCTTGGTCAAACTGAACGCCTTGGCCTTCAGGTTTAACTGCTGCGTTTGCGAAACCAGCTAACATTACTTCCTCTTCGAAAGCTCTGTCTGATGATTCAGTGTCAAAAATTTCTGACCACTGCTCGCCGTATTGTTTATATTCAAGTCCAAATAGTGCATTTAGACCTGGCTCTAGTTCTTTAACTAGTTGTGCTCTTGATATTGCCATAGTTAATTGCTCCTATTAGTTAGAAATAGACGCCGCTGGAGAAACTTGAACTATTACGTTCGAGTCAATCGCAGTATTGTCATTGTTTGCCGGATCGTTTGCCGTTCTAACAATTCTAAACATTGATGTAGCTGCTGTTCCAGTAATATCTAATTTTACTGTAGACTGTCCCTGGTATTGAGTTCCAGTTGTAGCTCCATCATTTGGATTGAATGTTGAAAGAAGGTTTGCTTGTGTTACCGCTGCATCCGCTTTGCAAGTATATTCTTGCATAGGGTTGTCGTTAACAAAACCGATTCCGTCGCTTGAACCAGTATTGTAGTCCGTTCCGAACGTAGTACTAGCTAAAACGTGGTTTGCGAAAGTAGGTTTGCTTGTAGAACTATTTATATAAAAAGCTCCATTGAACACGCCTATAATTGGTTGGATGTTAGATGTTCCAGTTGACCAACCTGCTCCACCAGTAATACCGTCGTCCATAGTGCCCGCTGTAGTATCTTGTAGATACCCATCGTCACCTGCAGTATGCTGATGTGAAACAGGATTGTTTTGAAAAATCCCAACACCTAAACCTGATTTGATTTTGTATTCAGCTTGACCGCCTGTAGCAGGAGTTGATCCTACTGTAGGGGCTTGTCTAAATCCAAAACCTTCTGTTTGGTTTGCTGCCATTGTTGTTTCCTTTATTATGTACTGACTCAAATGAGTCAATACGGATTAATTTATTTTGTTGGTTTAGAAATTGTTAAAATACTATTTCTTTGTACCACCAAAAGTTACACGAGTATTCGATTCATTACTGAATTTCATACTTGGGTGCTGTTCCTTCATAAGATTGTTCTCTACTGCTTCTTCTTTAGCCTCGTTTTGCTTTTTATAATAAGCATCGATTTGAAGCGCAATCTCCTCTGGTATCCTAGCCAGCAATAGGCCGCCCACTCCAATAACTCCAGCGTATCTGCCTTCAGTCATCTCTGGATATTGTGAGTCTGGATATTGATCGGCTCTCACCAATTCCCATCCTTCTCTCAAAGACGATGCTATATTTTTAGCATCTGATGCGCCGAGTATTTCGGCACGTATCCATTGATGTCTATATCCAGTTGGCGCTGGTGGTGCATCAAGTGAGTTGGGTGGAGTCCAAACTTTTACAGATTCAATTTTGTCTCTAGTTTGACTCGCACGAGAAGTTTTTATTTTATCATTTTCCATTTTATGCTCCTTCCGTGATTTTTAATTGTTTTGCATAATCTTCTAGCGGCACACCTAATCTTTTAGCAATTGCTACCTGCGAAGGCGTGAGTTTTACAGTTTTTCTGCGTCCGGTTGAGGCTGAACGTTTAGCCGAAGCTACATTTTGAGTAGGTCTTACTCTTTCTGTAGTAGTATCTTCTACCTTATCAAATTTATGCGGAAATTCAAGTCTTATTCTTTTATCAACTTCTGCATAATATTCGTCAGATTTAGGATCATAGCCTTCTTGCTCTACAAGTGTTTTATGTAGGTCAAAAGCCGTGTAAGTCATTGCTGAATCATTACCAAACCAAGTGTTTTTAGCTGCCCATTCTTCTGCTTTAGGATCAGTAGCTGCTGCTTGAGTTGGTCTTTGAGGTGCAATATTAACATCTTTAACCGGTTCTGGTTTAGACGCTTCAGCAACTTTCATTGCATTTAGTCTTGCCCCATCCATTGTTAAATTTGCAATCTGTTCCTGCGCTGCAATTTGAGCTTCAACATTTTGAGATTCAATAGCATTTTTTAAAGCTAACTTGGCTGCTGCCATATTAGTTTTTACTCTTGATTCAAACTCTGAAGTGTAAGATTTATCTAGTTTAGATAGTCTTCCTTCTAGTTCACTTTTTTGTTGATTGGTTGCTTCTGCAAAGGCAATAGCTTCTTCTCTTTGCCTTTCAGCTTCACGCATTTTACGAGTTAATTTAGCAATACGTTTTTGAACGCCTTCACTATATTCTTTTAACTCATCAGGTTCTGCTTTTTTTTCTAGTTTAGTTTCTCTTTCGTTTTCAAAAGATTTATCTTCAGCAGGTACTTGTTCTACTTCTATCTCTTCTTCTTTTACTATCTCTGCTTTTTCTGGCTCACCTTTATCGTCTAAATTAATTTCAGCACCGACTGTTTCGCCGACGTCAATTAATTCTTCTGAAGGTTTCTTATTTTCGTTCTCTGTTGGCATAGTTTCCTTCCTATGTTGTTAAATGTAATGAAGAACTGATTCAGGATCACCTATGGTCCCTAACACTTCATCATCGTTTAGTATTCGCACTTCTCCACCTTCAATCGGTAAACGTGCGCCAGCATATCTAGCAAACATTACCCAATCTCCTATTTTACACCACGGCTTATTAAATTTATCTTTATCCGCGTATGCAAGATCTCCCATTTTTAAAACATAACCACAAGTAGTTGCGATTCTAGCTTTATCTAATTGTTCTTGAGAGAATAAAATTCCACCTTTAGTTTTTTCTTTTGGTGTAAAAGGTAAAACTAAAAGTCTGTATCCAACCGGTTCTGGTAACTGGTCAGCTACATCTTTAATATTGTTTTCGTCTAATCTTTTTACGTGAGGCTCTTCTTTTTTTTCAGCTTCGTATTTATCTTGAAGACCAAGTTTAATTTTTGGTACTTCCTTTGATGTCGATAACGTTTCCTTGCTCATTTTTTTGCTCCTTTGGTTCTAGCAGGTTAGAGATTTCCTGTAATGTTAATTGGTAAGCGTGTGCTTGTCCTAGCATATACTTATATTTTTCCATACTGTCAACCCCACCAGTAATCATACTGTCTCCAATTTGTTGTAGAGTTGCATTAAGTGTTTTCTTAAGTTTATCTATTAGTATTAAATCGTCCATTATAATTTAAACTCCTGTAATGTTTTTAATTTTTCTTCAGCACTAGCAATCTTTTCAATTAACTTATCCACTTCATCAATATGTTGTGGATGTTCTCCAATACCCACACTGTGTTCTAGATAAATTTTAAGAGTTGCATCTGCTTCAGAAATTTGTGCATTATATCTATCTTCTAATGCTTCAAGTATTATTTGTCTCATCTCTTTTTCCTTTTCTTTTTTAAAAGTTTAACTCTTGTATGCCAGCACCACTCTGTCATTTTAATAACACCAGTTTCTACAAAAGAAACCGCATCATCAAGTTTAGCAAAACAGTTATAAATAAATCGATCTAGCACTTCCACCTTTTTCTAGCCTGACGTAGTCTAGAATTAGGATCTCTTGCTGCTTTAGGAAATTTTTTCATTTGACCTGCACTTCTTGCGCAGTATGATTTTCGCCTGTTAGCGGCAGCGGACCCTTTTTTAACTTTACCAGTCACAGCTGTTTTTAATTTAGAACCGGGATTTTTTCTTCTGTAGGCAGCGACACCGGCTCGTGTCATACCTGCTCCAGACTTTGTAGGTCTAAAGTTCTTTTTGTTTCTTGCAGGCATATTGTCTTGTTTTCGCATTACAACATTCCTTTATAATATTTTTTTAAACTTGGATTTGAAACTTGTACTCCACCTAAACTACCATCTATGTAGCTACCTCTATAAGTTCTTTGTGCTTGCCCTATCATACCACCATCTTTAGCAAATGTTTTAACGTTAGTTGGTTTAGGTCCTTTGTTACTTACTGCTCTTTTTCGTCTGACAGCACTCGCCTTTTGCCCACTTGTCATTCGTGTGGCTTTTGCAAGTGGGACGCATTTTGGATATTTCCTTTTGCTTCCCTTCGATCTCCCGCACGGTTGATACTTGCCGTTCTTCTTCGGAGCTCCAATGTCCACCCATTTCTCGTCCAACCATTTTTTTAATCCACTCATTAAACCATTTTTGTTTTTTTACGTCTATTAGACATAACCTTACCACATCCTCTTGCAATAAAACCGCCATCAGCTTTTTTAGTTCTACCTACTTTGCCTTTGCAATATTTGGATGCCCAAATATTTGCATACGCACTAGGATAAACATCAAACTTTTTTTTCGCGGCAGCTTTACCTGCAGGACATAGTTTAGCCATTACTTCTTCCTTTTTTTAACTCTACCACCTTTTTTCATATAGCCCATTTTAGCTACAACTTGAGGTGCTTTCTTTTTTAATTTAGCAAGACCAGGTTGTTTCTTTGCATCTATTTTTTTCATTATGCTTTGTTCCTTAATTTATTTAAAGTCATAGCAAATCTAGCACGTTGTCCTAGTTTGCCTTTTTTCTTCGCAGCGGCTTTTAATTTAGAAGCTGGAATCTTTTCGCCTTTCTTTATTCCTAAAGACTTACGTAAAGCTCCCGGCTTTTTAATTGCCTTCTGTATGAACTTTTGTCGAGCCATAAACTACTTGTTTATTTTGCCAGACTTTTTAGCTTTAGAACCAAACTTACCATAAGACTCATCTCTTGAATCTTTTAATTGTTTTTTAGTTCTTTTCTTTTTTATTCTCATTGCGATAGATTCATCTTTTCTATCTTTGTAACCCTGTTTTTTCTTTTTAACAGAACCACCTTTTTTATACATAGCACCACCTTGCATACCCATATCGTCTTTGTAGTAACCAGACATCATATCTTTTCTTGCGTTAGACATTCCGCCCATTGCTTTTTTTACTCTGCCGCCAGCCTTCATTGGATTAGCGACTTGTGTGTTAAATCTTCTATTTGGCATTATTTTTTTCCTCCGTTTTTAAAGATCTGTGTACCCTTAATTCCAAAAATTGATCCGACGACTAAAATCCAAAGGGTACTGAACCAAGTCGGGAGTGCCGCGAAATGTTCGAAGAAAGTTTTCACTTTATCGAGAGCGCCAGGATCCTCCGAGAAGACTCCCCACGCGAGCACGATTATTGGCGCCGACAAAATAACAAGAACGAACTCGTCCTTGTAATCATTTTGACGTGCCTCTAACAACTTGCCTTGGTAAGCTTCCTCACCTCGAGCCTGTCGTTCAGCGTGCAGTAATTGAGCATCAGACATCGCGACTTTCGCCTTCTGCTTGTTAGCATAAATTTTACTACCAGCAGAGACGGCTAATTTAATTGCCGATAACCACATACTAGTACCAAGTTGCTTTTACAGGTTTTTTGTCAGGTCTCATTCTTTTTGTGCCTCTAACGTCAACCGTTTGTGATGTAAACGGGTCAGTCATTTCCACAGGAATCCCACCTTGTTGCTCACCTTTAGAGTTTGCACCAAGTTCAGGAACAATTTTTACATTGTCTCGACCTTTGTTTGTTTTTTTAACCATAGTTTTCTCCTTAATTGGGTTTATATCTATTTTTTTCCGAAGTTTCTACCAAAATCGTGAATTTTGCTTTGGTCTGCCATTGATTGTTTAGCTAATGACACGCCTGCACGCAATCCAGCAAGATCTGCTTCTTGTTCAAGCTTCGCTTCTTGATTTTCTTGGTTCATAAGAGCTTTCATCTTGTCAAGATTTAATCTTTCTTCACCTTCTTCTTCTTTTCTTTGATTATCTTGCGCTCGAAGATCCATTTCTCTACCTTTTAGTCGTAGTAATGGGTCTCCACCATACTCACCCATAATTTTTTCTTCTTCTTTAGCAAAATCTTCCTGCATTTCTGCAATTAACTTCGCTTTTCTAGACTCAATTTGGTTTGTAATCTGTTGTAGACGTTGTTGTGCCTGCATTATTTGTGGATTTTGCATCATACCTTGCGCCATTGCAGGATTTGCAGCACCTGCTGCTTGCATTTGTTGTTGAATCATTTGTACTTCTTGTAATTCTTCGACAAATTCTAGTTGAACTTGTTCTTGTGCCATTAAACTAATGTGCTCTAGTATATTTTTTTGTAAAGCAGCCATCGCTCCTGGATTATTTTGAGTTTGATTTAGTCTCATAAAGTTTAAATGCGCATCAATATGAGCTTTGTGGTCTTGACCAGGAAACGCTTGATAAGGTTTCATACTCATTGCCATAATATGTTCTAACGCAGGATCCATCGGCATTGGTGCTGCCGGTGGTGGTAAGATTGCATTTACATTTTTCACCCCTAGCGCATCATACATAGATCTATATGCTTGATACAGATTATGTATTCGAGGATTCGATTGCGCCAGTTGTAATTGAGATTGAGCTAACGATATTCTTTGCGTCTGTGAGAAGATGTTTGGATCTGCTACAGGTAATATATCTACTCTATCATCAAAGTCTTGAACCTTAATTTCTCTAGATGCACCAGGTACATCATAAGGATAAACAGGGGGTAAATAACTTTTAAATACTTCTGCTAGTAATTTGAATTCTTGTTTAAGACCAACATACAATCTTTTGTGTATCGCTGACATTACCCGCGATCCACGTTCCAATAATGCAACAGTTGTACCAACTGCAGCGGCTTGGTTCATATCACCCACTTGTGAATCTGCGATGCTCGCGAATCGTTGACCTGCTGACACCACAACACCCATTAATGAAAGTAATGTTTGGTCGGGTCCTTTAAAAGGTAAAGTCATAAATTGATCTTTGATATTGCCTCCCGGAGCGTCGACATCTCTAAACTCACCAGGTTGTAATGGCTGTGCATCATCTCTAACTCTAATACCACGAGACTTAAATCCTGCGGGTAAGTTTGCTAAAGTTCCTGCATCTAGTAATTGTCTTAACGCTGCTGTTGCAGTTCTAGTTAAACCACCGATCATATGAATTAAACCGAAACCATAGAAACCAGTTCCTGGTAAAAATTTAAATTGTACAAAGTAATTTATTTTTTTCTTTAATGGATCTTCGGCCGCATAGTTTCTTCTAATAGATAAAACTTTATGACCTGCTTCAGATAAAGTTACAACGTAAGGTAATTTAATTCCTGTTGGTTCTTCACCTGCATCTAAATCTTCATAGCCTTCTAAATCTAAATTAGTATGAATTTCATAAAGTGTATACTGATCTTCTTGACCATCTTTTTGAATTCCTTCTAGTTCTAATTTTTTATCTTGTAATTGATTTTGTGTAACCGGAGGAGAACCTAATTCTATGTCTCTATAAAATCCTGCAACCTGTTGTTTTCTTAATTCATTCTCTGACATTTTTATAACGTGAATTATTGCCTCTGCATCATCTAAACTGTTTGCAGAATAAGGTACGATCAAATCTTCTGCAGGTACAAATTTAGAAACCGCTCTACCTAAAAGATCGTCATAATAAACTTTCTTAAAGGTAGATCCGGATAGAGGGAGGTAAAATAACATTTGGTCAAACTCTGGTTCATATTCTTTCATCTGATCCATAATTTGATAATTCATAAAATCTTTAACACGTTTACCTTGTTCTTCTTTAGCCACAGTTGCATCACCCATAACTTGAGTTCTAACCGGGCCGTCTGATGGTAATAATTCTTTATAAGCTTGTGCTTGAAATTGTGTAACCGCTTCAGCAAGAACAGGATGGTTTACACCACTAGCTCCTCTAAAAGGTTCTGTTCGTCTTTCATACTTAAATCCTAAAAGATCTAAACCGTTTCTATAAGTTTCTTCCCAATCTCCACGAGATTCTTTGTACTCGTTGTATTGGTCAAATAGTTTTGAACCCAATGGATCTAAAATTTCTTCTCCTAAAAATTCTGCTAGGTTTTCAAAATGGTCTTCACCGCCTTCAGGACTTGCAGCTTTAGGATCAAAAGAAACTTCTGCTCCACCTTCTTCAGTCATTTCTATTTCAACAGGTCCACCTTTAGTTTCAACTTCTTCTACGTTTTCTTTGATTGCCTCTTGAATTTCTACTTCACCTGGAACTTCAATGGTTGTTTTTGTATTCGGTAATGGTTTATCTATTTCAGCCATTTTGCTAATCTATCCTCTTTTGTTAAATGTTTCAATCACTTCTTCTAGAAGTGCTGTGTTCTGTTTCTTGGGTTCTTCTATTGGCATTGGGTTAGCTGCAGCCCATTCTAATATCTCTGCTTGTGTGGCAGGTGTATCATCTGGTTTTACAATTGCACCAATTATTTCGTTGTATTTTAATTCCATTATCTTTTCTCTTTGAACATCGTAGCGAGGCCGCCTTCTGAATATCCGGTTCTTCCTCTACCTGATCTATTAGAAAAGTTTTCATTAGTACCTGTAGATCTAGAACCAAAACCTCCTCCTCTACCATCTGTAAAACCTTGTCTGTCGGCACTTGCATATACACCTGCATTTGCTGCTCTTGCTCTATCTGCTGTTGCAGCTTCTCTTGCTCTTTGTTCTTCTTGTGCTTTTGCTGCTAATTTTTCTGCTTTTAATTTTTCAGCTAATTGAAATTTTCTTTGTGCTTCTTCAATAGCTTTAATTCTTGCTCTACTAGCAGCAGTTTGTGCTATTTTTCTATTTCTAATTTTATCAATTCTATTTTTAAAAGTATCAACAGTCATTCTATTTAAATTATATCCAGCCATAACATTATCTCCAGATTCATCATCATAATCTCCTGTAGAAACTATTTGACCAATGTCATTAACTGCAAATCCTAAATTACCCATTATGTTTTCTTGAATAGCTCTTTGATTAACTGGAATCATAGATCCTATTCCTTTTGCTATTCCTTTTATGGCTCCAAATGCAGGATTAATTGCAAAGCCAATTGCACTGGTAATAGGGTTATCCATTAAACCTGTTAATCCTTGTTTAGCTTTTGCAAACATACTTTGTTTGCCGATCTGATTACTAGTGTCTTCCGGCATATCTCCATAGTAAGCACCACTTAAAGATGCTTCATTTGCAAATGGATCATTGATACCCATAGAAGTTAATTGTTTAGTTCTTACATCTGCTTCGTTTGCTGCAGCGATTCTTGGATCTGTTCTAACAGATCTAATTGTATTTAGATCAGGATTGTATGGAGAAAAATTATCACTCTCACCTTGATAACCTAAATTATTACCTGGGGTTGAACCTGGTGGTGTTGTCCCTGAATCTGCAGTTGGTAAACTATATCCTGCTTCTTTAATAGCGTTTGCTATCTCTTGATCTGTGAAAGAATTATACGCACTCATAGAATTGTAAATAGCTAAAGGTTGACCAGTCAAAGCCGGTCCGCCCATAAATAATCCTTGTCTTGGATTTTTATTTTCAAATAAAACTTCAATGCCTATCGCACCGCCGTCCGCGTATCTCTTTTTAAAAAACTTTTTGTAATCAAATTTTGGTTTACTTACTTCTTCTAAACCACCATCATATCTATCTTCGGCATCATCTAATTCTCTATCACTCTCACCTGGTTGAATAATTTCTTCATAACCTTTTTTTCCTATTTCTCTTTTATCTCCTGTACCTTCTTTAAATCTTCTTTTCATTTCTTTAGCTTTTTCAGCCCTGGTTAAATCTCTTGCATCCACATCTTCTACTTCAACTTCTTCGTCTTTACCTTTTTTCATAAAGATCTCACCAATACCAACACCTGGTACGATAGTAGATAAAATTTTCATCGACTGTTCAGGATTCTCTTGAATATAATCATTGACCATATCTGCAGCTTTTGCCATACCTAATGTAGCAATTGAAATTCCTACGGCTTCTGCAAATGGGATAACTAAAGGTGCTGCTAATATCATAATTAATAATACGTTCTTTCAACTTGAGGCAATGAGTCCTCTATTAAATCTTCTGGATGCGCCACGAACCCTCCTTGTCTAAAACGCATTATTGCTTGTGTCGTACTGTCCACCAAATCATCGTGATCTCCATAAGGAAATGATGCACATTCTTCTATAACCTCTTCTGCGAACTTTTCATCAGGCGCCCAAATTTGGCCACTCTCAAAGAGTGGAGCTACAGCGTTTACCCTCGCGTGTTTATCGTTACCTTTTGAGGGAGTGAAATTTATAACAGGAATCCCCATTTTTCGCAACTCATAAGTGAGAGGTAATCCTGATGCTTTAGCCTCCACGATCACCGTTTCTGGATTCCAGTATTTATATTGCTCGTAAGCTTCTTTTTTTAACTCTGGAAATTCCAATCGTTCTTTGAATGCATCGAGTAATATTAGATTAGCAGGGCTATCTTCGTTTGGATAAAAGACTCCCCAGGTGGTAATAGCAGAATAATCGGCGGATTCTTTTTTAAGAAAAGCTGTATCATAACTTTGAATAATATGATCGAGCGGCGGGATATAAGGTTTATCCCAAACCTTCCACCATTCTCGTTTAATTAAACTACCTTCTTCAGATGTTGGGTTTTGCATCCACTGTGCGTTCCATTTACCCACACTCAAACTGGCTTTAACAGATTCTAGTTCTTCTAACTTCCAATATTGTGGCCAGACAGGTTTATTACTTGGTAGGATTGCAGGAAACTCAATGATGTCCCATTGATCTGATTTTAATTCTTTTTGAGATTTTAATAACATCCCGGTTAGATCTTTCATATTCCATCTCGTCATAACGACAACGATTGCTCCACCCGGCTGTAAACGTTGACGTGGTCCTGATGTATACCACTCGTAAGCTCTTTCCATTGCAGTCATATTCAGTGCGTCTTGCTCCGAGTGAGGATCATCGATAATCAATAAGTCCGCTCCACGGCCCGTGATCGCAGATCCAACACCGGCTGCATAATATTCACCGCCCTGTTCGGTTTCCCATTTACCAGCTGCTTGACTGTCCTCTCGTAGTCTTGTCTGGAATACTTGTTTGTATTCCTCGGAGTCCATTAAGGTTTTAGCTTTTCGACCAAAGCGGATCGCGAGTTCCGTTGTGTGGGTCGTCTGTATTATTTTTAGATTAGGTCTACGTCCTACCATCCAAGAGGGTAGAAGATAGGACGCGAACTCTGATTTGGTATGCCGAGGTGGCATATTAATAATTAGTCTTTTGATCTCACCGTTTGCAAGCTTATTAAATTTGTCAGCAATTTTTTTGTGATGCTTACCTTCGATAAATTCAGGCCACACGTGTTTGACAAAAGTTAAGAAGTCATCGTGGACTTTTGATTTAGTTTTCTTTTCAGAAAGTTTTATTGCGTATTTAAGGAATTGTTTTTTGGCGTCAGGGGGTAGCTTGTCTATTAATTCTTGTTTCATAAAAATTTTTGCAGAATTTTTTTCACTTCTGTTTTGTACCAGTTTTTGTTTTTTTAGGGGTACCCCCTCTATTCTATTGCCATTTTCTATTTAGCGCAAGTATAAGTCTAAATCTTGGTATTAGGGTGGGCCCTCGATACGCGAGCCAAAAAGGGGTGTGGGGGGTGCGTCGATATGTCGCATTTGAGATTGTTCAGGGACCCCTCTGTATAGGGTGGGTGGGCCCATAGTTCACGAGCCAATTTACCTGCGACAATTTGTCGCATTGACACAAGATATAGGTATGCGTTTTTGGAGTGTAGTAAATATATCACACTGGTCAAAGTTGTCGCACCTATGGGAATTTATACGAATTAAGTTGACCCTTATAGGGCAAGTGATAAGGTCTAGTTATGTTTAACAATAACAAAAGGGAATATATGACAATCGGACAG